GCTGTCCGGACGTGGATTGCGCAGCGCCTGCGGGTCGTCCACCGGATACATGCCCAACTGCAACTGCGGCTGGTCAGGGTCCCAGCACGTGGGACAAACCAAAAGCTGGTACCTTTTAGTTTTAATGATCTCGGTCTTCAACTCCGTCAGCTTATAGCGCTGCCCGCACCGATCGCACATGGCGATGGCGTTTTTGCCGGAGGCGAACCGATTGGCCATTAGGTGCCGCTACCCAAGTACTGGCGGCGCGGCACAAAGCGCACGGCTGCCTTTTCCCGGTCTTCCGTGGCTGCAATCTCCCACGCCTCGTCGTACTGGGCCTTGAGGGACTGCATGCGGTCCATGGCTCCCGGCACCTTCATCGACAGGTAGTAGGCCAGCCCTGCCACCATGCAGGGAAGGAACCGGAACGGCATGTCCATCGTGTTGGTGCCGTTGCCCGCGTCCTGAATACGGCGCAGCCGCCAGTAGACCAACTGATAGGTCTGGCTGCTGTCCGGCACCGGCCACACAGTAAAGCGCGGGGTGTTCAAACGCTCAATCCAAATCTGGATGGGGCGGCCTTGCTGGAGCTTGTTCGGGATCGTGGCGTACGTAGAAACACTGATCCGGGTGATGGTCAGGTCGGCCTGCGTTGCCACGTTGCCCGCACCGGTGCGGATCACATGCTCTAGCAAGTCCACCGTGTCAGTAGGCAGGTTGTAGGTGGCGGTGCCCGGAGTCAAGGTCTGGGTGCCCTGCTCGAACGTCCACATGTTCACGCCCCGGTTGGCCCAGTCGGCAAACAGCAGGTTCAAGGACCGCCGAGCGGTCTTGAGGTCATAACCCGTGCGAAGCTCCGAACCGCAGCGCTCGAACGCTTCCTCCACGATCTCCGCGAGATCGAGGTTAAATGTTGCGGTTCCGGAGGTCGCCATTTACTTCCCCAGCTTCTTAAGCGTCTGCGCAAAACGTGCACGCTGGCCCAGCTTGCCCGGAGCTTTGGCCGCAGCCGCCAGCTTCTTGGCCGGGATCGGCTTGCCTTCTTTGGCACCGAGCGCGGAGCGCAGCGCTCCGGGCTTCTTGATTGCTTTCTGAATCCACTTTTCAGCCATTATCGAAACCTCGCTGTCTTCTTGGCGACTGTCTTAGGTTGCGCCACGAACTGCTTGCCCGCCGCTTTGCCCGCCCGTTTGGCCCGGGTTGTGGCCGCGTACTCCGCCGGGCTGAGTGCCTTGATGGCGTTCTCGGGCAGGTATCGCTCACCCGTCTTGGATGACGGCTTACCGGACTTAGTCCGCCATTTTTGGGCGGTCCAGTCTTTGAGCGACTGTTGCGGAGCCTTCACTTGTAGCCTCCGCCCCGAGCTTTATATTGCTTGGCCAGAAGCTGCGCCTTGCGCGCTGACCACTGCCCTGCCGCCGTGCCTTGCACTGCCCGGCCCTTGATGGACTCGAACAGCGACTTGCGCATGCCCGGCTTGGTGTAGTTGCCAGCCTCGTTCACCTTGGACGTGCTACCGCCCTCGGCGTACTGCGTGAAGTCGGTGTCGTCGCGACGAGCTTTTTTCACACCCTTGGGCATCTTGCTCGGCGCGATCGCGCCCATTCCTCGGCTGGCCATCATGGTTACACCATCCTTCCGCGAGTTTTGCCGCGCTGCGCGCAGCCGTCAGCCGCCTTGACGTACCCACCCGCCGCCATCTTCTTGGGCTCGGCGCTGAACATCTTCGACGCCATGTCCATCGGCTTGGTGGTGGCGGCCATCGACGGCTTTGCAGGCTCCGTCAGCATGTCCTCATACATCTTCTTGGCGGACTTCATGGTGGCCATGGTTACACCATCCTGCCTTTAGTGTGGCCCTTGGTGATGCACCCGTCTGCACGAGTGACACCGCCTTTAGCGTACTTTGCAGTTTTGGGGATCGGAGGATTGATGAAGCCGCGACCTGCACCGGCTTTGCTGGGGTTTTCTGAACCGCTAGGAATCTGCCCACTTGATTTGCGCGCCAACAAAATAGGATCATCGGGCTTTTGCGACGTGTCCTCATACAACTGGGCAGATTCCATACTAGAGTCAACTTGCGCTGACGCCGCCCGTGCAGGTTTTTTGGCACTCATATCCGGCCCCCTAAATCAGCAGGCTTTGCCGCCGCGCTTCATGACGACCATCTTGCCCTTGGTCTTGCCCTTGGACGCGATGCCATCTTTGCTGGGGGCAGCGGTGCGAACAGCGCCCATCTTGGCCATGCCGCCTTTGGCCATCTTCATCTCGCCCATCTCGTGCTTGATCATGGACTTGGGGGCACCGGCCTTTTTCATGAAGCCGATTTCTTTCTTCACCATCGCTTTGGACTCTTTCATATCGCCACCTTCTTTAAACTTGCGGCCCTTGTCCGCGTTGAGGAAATCTTGTCCCACGCTCGCGGGGACTCCGGCCTTCTTGGCAAACGCGGGGTTCTTGGCCACCGCAGCCATGAAGTTGTGCTGCTTCTTACTGACGCTCGGCATCGTCGGCTTTCTTGCGCCGAATAATTTCGGCAAACGGCTTGCCCGCAACCATCTCGGCGATCCGCATGCCTGTCCAAATAATTGTGAACAGCGCAGCGACAGAAGGCAGCAACTGCACGAGAGTGCCGATAGCGGTAACAACCGACAGGCCGTCGCCAACCTGTTTTGCAAGCTCAACGTTTTCCTGCTTCATGTCAACAATTCCATGCGCGCAACGATTTGTTAATCCGGGAGTTTGGGTCTTTCGCGGTCTTGGCCGAGGTGAGCTTCTTCTTCATACCACTCATCCTCGCGCAAAAGGAGTCGCGCCGTTTGCCGCCCTCGGGTTGCGGAGGTTTTAGGTTCATCCCTTGGGCCTTCGCAGAGGCGCGCCCCTTGGCGTTCAGACCACCCTTCTCGGATTTGCCTTCCTTGCGTTGCCATGCGGGCGACTTAGCCATAGTACAAGGTCACCGCAGCAGCGCTGCCGGTGTCGCAGTAGACGCCGTTGTCGGCGCGAATGCCTTCGCCGGGGATCACCACCGTGTGGCACCCAGCCGCAGTCACACCCAGCTTGAGCAAAACATTGCCCGAAGCTGCGGACGCGTTGTCATAAAAGATGATGGGGTTAGCACCACCCGTCGTGACCGAGACGTACGCACCCTTGATCCTCACCGGGTACGTAACCATCGCTGCGTCAGCCTCGGTGTACGCGGCTTTTACGTCGTATTGCATGGCCATGTCGGCCTCCTATTAGGCGATGGTGACGCCGCGAGAACCGATGATTGCCCAACCAGCGGCAGTGTAGACCAGCATAGCGCTGTCGCCAGCAGCAGTGAACGTGATCGTTGCAAAGCCCAGAGGGGTAGTGGGGGTCAGAACCGCCGAGCCACCATCCACAACGTGCGTGATGACCTTGATCTCGCCCACAGTGCCGTTAGCCAGAGTCAGGGCTTGAGCCGAGCCAGTGGTGGTCAGAGCAGTGAATGCGTTGGTGATGTCCACAGCGCCAGCGCCAGACAGCGACTGAGTGCCCAGAGTGACATCGGTGCCAAAAGAGGAGTTGACGGTGACTGCACCAGTGGTGGAGTTAACCGTGATGGACTGGAAACCGTTTTGTGACCGGACCGGTCCGTTGAAAGTGGTATTGGCCATTTGAACCTCACATGCGATTGAGGTGCTGCTGTCTGCATGTCGTCAGGCCGGGACCTGTCAGCAACACCGGATGACCCCGGGTTTGAGGCAATATATCACCCGGGCTGGGTGGGGTCAACATCGCCGGACCAAATTCTTGGCCGCCGGTTATTTTCTTCCCGGGGAATCACCCGCAGGTTCCACCACACGTGCAGCCCGCAGACGGTTTTGCCCTGCAACGGGACGATGTGGTCAACCTCGTGCACAACCCCCGTCCTTTCGGAAATTTCCCGGCGCAGTCGATAGACCTCATGAATTCGCGCCATGTGCGCATCGTCCACCCATGGCGGGCAGGCTTGCCGCCGGGCTGCGCGGTATTTGGCTTTTGCGGAATGCAACTTAACGGGGTCGCGATTTAAGTCATTCAACCGCGCGCGCTCCGGGTTCTCCTGCTTCCACTTTTTTACGCGCTTTGACGCCTCGACTCGGTGCTCCGCCGCGTAGTCTCGCGCGCGCTGGCGGCTTTTCTCGATGTCCTTGTGGTAGTTGGCCCGCACGCGCTCGATGATTTCTTCCCGGTTACCGGCATACCACTCGGCGGCGCGCTGCTTCTTGAGGTCCGGGTTTTGCGCTGCCCACTTGCGCATGTACTCCCGTCGCCGCGCAGCCAAACACTCCGTGCACGACCCGCTGGACGTGAACTTGGGGACGAGATGCCCCTGTTTGCAGGGCTTCCCGGTGAAGTATTGGGGGGCTCCAAGAGCCTTGGCTTCAGCGCGGGTTTTTGGAAGTTCTAGTTTTGACACAGGCAATCTCCTTTGAGTATGACGTAATCATACCATCCTAAACAAAGAAGTCAAGCCCGGCAAAGAAAAAGGGGGCCGAAGCCCCCTTTTTGATACCTTTGGTATTCGATTTATTAGGTCGAACCGGCAGAACCCCACATGCCGAGGGGGTCAGACCATCCAAAAGAGTATCTTTCGCGAGCCTTGTAACGGACGTTGCCGGTGTCAAAATCTCCGTCCATCGAAGTAGACAGAGCCACACGCTCGAAGTGCTTCAGGCCGTTGGGAACGTCAGTGGTCAGGAACCAAGCGTTCGGGTCGGTCAAGAAGTGGTTGACGGTGTAGCCACCGGAGATGGTGCCCATCTGCTTGATGGCGTTGATGTCGTTGTCAGCGGTAGCGACACGCAGTTCGGTGTCCAGCAGACGCTTGGACTGGAACATCAGGGCCGGGGGAACCACCAGCTTGACCGGCTTGGCAGCGATCAGCAGACCACGTTCGTCGGTCCACGCAGCGATTTGAATCGTGGCGTTTTCCAGCGAGGTCTCGTTCAGATCGACACCAGTGGTCGGGCTGTTGTAGTTCTGGCCGCCGCCAACCAGCGGGTGGCCAACGCGGGTGCCCGAAGAGTTCACGCCGAACAGGGAGACGCCGTCGCCACCGAGGTAGCTCTGGCTGAAACCGTTGTTCAGGACCGACGCGGCCTTGACCTGCTTGGTGTAGGCCATGGCGCGAGCCAGAGCCTTGGTGTAGCGGGCCGACAAGCTGTCGTACAGGTTGTCTTCGACCGCTTCCTCGGTGATCGAGAAGCCCAGAGCGATGGTCTCGTGGGTGTAGCGGGCGGTGAACGCTTCCTGCGCGTTGTCGTAGGCGATCGCGGAGCCTTCGTTCTTGACCGGGGCAGCGCCGAAGCCGGAGAGCTTGGTCTCCTCTTCGAAGCTACGCTCGGACTTCTCGGTCTCGTAGATTTCCTTGTGCTCTTCGCCGTAACGGGCGTATTCCATACCGAACAGCGCATTCAGGCCGGGCAGGAGTTCTTTGAGTAGCTGTGCACGAGAGATAGCCATTTTTAGTTACTCCTTAGATGCCAACGGCGTTGGTATAGGCGTGTGCGCCCGGGTTGAACTTCACCAACACTTCGGTGTAAGTATCGGTCAGCGGCGAGGCAAAACCGATGATCTTGAACGCGGCGGCAGTGGTAACAACCGTGGACTCCAGCGCGCTGGTCGAGTTGCCAGTCTGGGTGGAACCCGTGGTGCCGCTTTGCACGGCTGCGAAGAAGGTGTTCGCGCCCAGAGCGGCTTGGGTGACTTGACCGTCCAACTGAGCTTGGAACGTCACGTTCGGGTCAGTGATCACATACGCAGTCACCACGCCGGTGGTGCCGGTGGGGTAGTACTGAGCATAAATCTGCTGGCCTTGCGCGTTGATGTAGGAGCAGCCAACAAACACACCCCAAGCGCCGAGCGAACTGCCGCCGAGGTTGTTGGTCGTCAGGTCCGCACCAGTGGCAGTGGACAGGGCGATGTAGCCGTTGGCGTCGATGATGACGACTTGGCCGTTGAAAAGGTTGGTGCCAGCGCCCGAAGAGGGGTTGATCAGGAACTGACTCGTAGCGCCAGCATAGGGCATGCCGTCGTTACGGTTTACGGCCCGTAGGCCGTAGGGAGAGTTTGTCATCGACATTTAAGAACTCCTAATTACTTAGAACCAGAACCGAATCCGCTTCCGCGACTGGCCGACGACTTGCGGTCGGCGAACAGCGGCATACGCGGGTCATTGTTTCGCATAAAGTTGTTGTCCACGGATTCCATCTGGGCCCGGTTCTGGGCGGCGTAATACTCGTCACGCGCTTGCGCACGCTCCCGAGGCATCTTGCAAAGCATCAGGCCGCCGATTTCGACGTTCCCGGTCTTCGCATTGCCTTCCAGCATCAGTTCCGGATGATCCACGGCCTTCACCGGCTCCCAGCCTTCACGCATCTTGTTGGACACGTTGACGTTCTGGGCCTCACCAAGGACGT